GAGGAATAAATGGATAATTTTGTGGCATCATAAAACTATATTTAATTGTATAGTCCCCTTCTAATCTTTGTAATTCAACAATTATACCCCCATTTATATCATTTTCTAGATTTATGTTTCCACCTTTCTTGAGTAATATTTCACATTCTTTTTTAATACGTCCTGATAGTAATTTTGGTATTAAAGTATGAGATAATTTTTGGTAAATATCGCTATTTTGTTCAATCATTTGTTATAAGTTGTTATAAGTTGTTATAAGTTATTCTATGTAAATATAGTATTATAATTACCACAAATATCGACTTCAATTTTTTATTAATAAAAATATAGTTTTTCAATACATAAAATAATAAAAATTTATATATTGAAAATATATAAGTAATGAATCCTTTAGAAGCATTAAAAGAAAGATTAAAACGTAAACCAGATGTTCAACCTAATCCTGGTGTAAAGGTAATTTTGGCACCTCCAACAGAAGAAAAGATGAATATTATTGAGGGAAAAACAAAACCATTAATTACTGCTGAAAAAGATGAAGGTAAAAGAGCTAAAGATATTTTAGAAAAAATTAAACAAAAAAAACTATCATCTGTTATAAAAAAAATACCAGAAGAAATAAAAGAACCCCTTTTTTCAAAAGCTCCTGTTCTCCCAGAAGAAAAAAAGAAGAAACCCAAGCAGTTATTAAAAGAGTTTGTAATTTTAGAAGAAGAAAAAGAAAAGGTTATAGAAGATCTTCCAGAAGGAGGGCCTCGACTTGAAGAAGTTGAAGAACAAGAAAAACAAGTTGAAGAAGAAGAAAACCCTATGATAGAAGAACTAGCTCAAGAAGATTTTATTGCAAAACCAAGAAAAAGAACGTCTAAAAAGGTCACTAGAGGTGTTATTCCTTTAGGACCAGAATTAATGGTTCAGATTGGAGATACATCATTAGCAAAGCGTTTACCACCGTTACCAGTATTTGATGTAAAAGTTTCTAGTTATTATATGAATAATAGAGAAATATTTGTGAACTTCATTAATGGTATATTTGAAACATATAAAGAAGACTTACTTGATGAAAGTAAAGGAATAAGTTGTGAAGATATAGGAAAAGACACAGGAGAAGTGTCTTTATTAACACATCAAAAGATAGTAAGAGATTATATAAATTTATATACACCATATAGAGGTCTACTTTTATATCACGGTTTAGGTTCAGGAAAGACATGTAGTTCTATTGCCATTACAGAAGGAATGAAAAGCTCTAGAAAGATAATAGTAATGACTCCTGCTTCTTTGAGACGTAACTATATTGAAGAAATAAAAAAATGTGGTGACTTAATATATCGTAAAAATCAATATTGGGAATGGATTTCTGTTGATGATAATCTAGAGTTAGTAGATCCATTATCTGCTTCATTGGGATTGCCTAGAGAATATATTAGAAGAAATCAAGGAGCTTGGTTGGTGAATATTACAAAATCAAGCAATTATTCCGAGTTATCAACATCAGATAAAAAAGTATTAAATGATCAGTTAGATGAGATGATTAAAAATAAATATACATTTATAAATTATAATGGGCTGAGAAGAGACAAATTTAAACAACTAACAAATAATTTTGAAAAAAATATTTTTGATGATGCTGTCGTTGTAATTGATGAAGCACATAATTTAATTAGTAGAATTGTAAATAAAATTAACAAAATTTCAAAATTTAATGAAAAGAAGAGAGGACCTGAAGCTATTTTACCTCAATCGCTTGCTTTATTATTATATGAGTTTTTACTAAGAGCAGATAATTGTCGTATAGTTTTATTAACGGGAACACCTATAATTAACTATCCAAATGAAATAGGTATTTTATTTAATATTTTAAGAGGATACATCAAAACATGGAATTTTACTTTATCAATAGAAACTTCTAAAAAATTATCAAAAGAAACTCTCCAAGAAATATTTTCAAAAGAAAAGATTTTGGATTATATTGATTATGTTCCAAGTTCAAAAACTTTAACAATTACTCGTAATCCATATGGATTTGAAAATAAAATAACAGCTTCATCTGGTTATAAAGGAGTTACAAATGAAAAGAAAGAAAAAAGAAATGAACAAGGAAATATCGAAAAAGATACAAAGGGTGATGTTATTTATGAAGAACGTGGAAGTATATCCGATATTGATTTTATTAAAAGAACAGTTAAAATTTTAAAGAAAAATGATATAACATCACAAGCAAAAGGAACTACTTTTACAGTCAATACTGCATTACCGGATACATTAGACGAGTTTATAAATACTTTTATTAATAGAGATACTGGTAATATTACTAATATAGATAAATTTAAACGCAGAATAATTGGTTTAACATCATATTTTCGTTCTGCGCAAGAAGAATTGTTACCATCTTATGATCGTAATTTTGATAGACACGAGGTTTATATCCCAATGAGTGATTATCAATTCCAGATTTATGAAGATTATCGCCACGAAGAAAGAAAAGGTGAGAAGCCTGCTAAAAAATCATCTGGTGTTATTGATAAAGATGGTATATTTAAGGAACCATCTTCAACATATCGTATATTTTCACGTTTAGCTTGTAATTTTGTAATGCCTACACCTCCAGGTAGACCAAATCCAGCTGAATATAGAATAATTGCTCAAGCAAAAAAAGACGAAAAAATATTCGCATGGATGAAACAAAAATTTATGGATAACAAACAAGAGTATACTGAGGATATGGATTTAAAACTAAAGTCTTTTATTTCAAAAATTCCAGAAGAAAACTTAATAAAACATAATTTGGTAATACAGCATATATTAAATCAATATTTGAAAGAATATTTTACAAAGGATTATAGAGAACCTATTGAGGCATTTGCAGAAGAAATGGGTCATAGTTATTTATTTAAAATTAATAAGTCCGATATTAAAGAAACACAATTGGCTATAGAAAATGGTCCAAAGGAAGAAAAAGATAGACAAAAAGCTCAAGAAAATGCATTAGCAAAAGAAGAAAAGGATAGACAAAAGGTTCAAGCAAAAGCTTTTAAGGTTCAAGCAAAAGCCGAAGAAAAGGAAGAAAAAGATAGAGAAAAGGCTGAAGCAAAGGAAGAAAAAGATAGAGAAAAGGCTGAAGCAAAGGAAGAAAAAGATAGAGAAAAGGCTGAAGCAAAGGAAGCTAAGGAAAAAGCAAAGGCTGAAGAAAAAGAGTCTAAAGAAAAAGCAAAGGCTGAAGAAAGAGAGCGTAAAAGAGCAGAAAAGTTAAAGAAGGGAGGAGATATAAATCACGATGATATAAGTGATTCAGATTCAGATTCAGATTCAGATTCAGATTTTGAAGGAGGTGCTACTACAAAAGAACCAAAAATAGAAGAACCGGATTCTCAAGAAAATCCTGCTGAAAAGTTTGTAGATGAACACGATGATGATAATGATTCAGTCATTTCAATGAATTTAGAGGGATATAAAGATGAAGATGCTATTTTGAGAGAAGCAGATGAATTAGAAGGTGACGAAATATTGGAAAAAATGGGGTCTATTGAATATAAAGACGCAATAAAATCAGCATTGCGTTATTTACAAATACATTCGCAACAATTTTTAAGTCCTGAAGGTCTTCAAACTTATAGTCCAAAATTTTTAGCTATGCTTGAAAATATAGAAGACCCTGAACATCCAGGTTTACATTTAGTTTATAGTCAATTTAGATCAATGGAAGGTATAGGAATATTTGCATTAACATTGGAAGCAAATGGTTTTGCTAAATTCAAAATTAAAAGAGCTGGTGCTGATGGTTGGGAACTTAATATGAGTGAAGAAGATATGGGTAAACCTTGTTATGCATTATATACAGGAACTGAAGATGCTGAAGAAAGAGAGATAATTCGTAATATTTATAATGGAATGTGGGATTATATTCCAAATAATATAGCTACTCAATTAAGAGCTAAAAGTAGTAATAATAATTTAGGAGAAATTATTAAGATTCTTATGATTACATCTGCTGGTTCTGAAGGCATTAACTTAAGAAATACACGTTATGTTCATATTATGGAACCATATTGGCATCCTGTTCGTGTAGAACAGGTAATTGGTCGTGCTAGACGTATTTGTTCACATCAAGGCTTACCAAAAGCATTACAATCTGTAGAAGTTTTCAGTTATATTATGACATTCACTCAAGAACAATTAGATAGTGAATTTGCTTTAGAGTTGAAATTAAAGGATACATCTAAAAGACCTCCTTATTTACCTCAATCATCAGATCAAAAGTTATTTGAAATCTCAACTATTAAAGAACAATTGACATCACAATTATTAATTGGTGTAAAAGAAGCAGCAATTGATTGCGCTACTCATATTAAATCTAGCACCAAGGAAGGTTTAGTTTGTTTATCATTTGGACAGCCAACTGTAAATGATTTTGCATATAATCCAAATATTTCTCAAGATGAAAATGATACAGTAGCTGATATAAATAGAACTGTGATTGATTGGGAAGCCAGACCCTTTACACATAAACCAACAGGAAAACGTTATATGTTAAGAATGGAGACAAAACAAGTTTATGATTATGATAGTGTGATACAAGCAAAACAAACTCCAGGAGTTAGACCAATATTATTGGGAAAATTAGTAAAGAATAGTAGAGGCGAGTATGAAATTGTAAAAGAGAAGTTTTAATTTGTCTCTTCATTATTAGTTATATCATTATTAGTTATATCATTATTAGTTATATCATTATTAGTTATATCATTATTAGTTATATCATTAGAATTATTATTTGTTTTATCTGATATTAATTCTTCTATAGAATTTGTTAGTTTGAAAACCATCTTATATAGGGTATCAATTTTTGTATTCATATCATTTAGTTGTTTTATCATTTCATTTTTTGGAATAATTGGAGATATAGATGGATTTTGAACAATTATTCCCCTATTAATTTGCTCTTGTTTTATTTCTGGTAATGGTTGTGATTTCTGTTCAATATATTGTTTTTGTTCTATATCTGTATTAATAATTTCTTCTAAAGGTTGCTGTTTTTTAAGTTTTTGGAATATATTTACACTTGAATTTTCATCACTAAAGTCAGAGAAAGAAACTTTTTTTTGGTTTTTATTATTATTTAAATCTTGATTTAATGATATATTGTCACCATCAATATTTATATGTTTTAATCGGTTATTTATTGGTTGATTTGAAAGAGGAACATTTTTCTCGTTTTTTACCGAAGTTTCTTTTGAAGTTAACCATTTTTCAGGATCAATTGTTTGATTATAGTTTCCATTATGCAATTGTTCAATATCTAAATTTCTTTGTGCCAATTTTTCAGCAATTAATGAATCCATTGCAGTAATTTTTCCATCTAGATTACCATAAGTAAAGTCTAATTCTTTGGGTTTTTGAGGTGTCATATAATTTTCTAATTCCATGCGTTTTATTTCAACTTCTTTTTCAAATTCTGATTGGCGAGATGATTGAATATCTTCTATTTTATATGGTTCGGCTGCTTCATCATTTGTAATTGTTATTCTTTTTATATTTTGTTCTTGTTTTTGTAAATTTGTAAGATTAGGCAAAAGTCGATTAACAGCTAAAACAACTTGCGACAAAAATTGTTTATTAAGTTCCATAATAGGAGTTTTAGGATTAGATCTACTCGTAAATGGTTTTATATTGCTTTCAAAAACAGTTCTGATGTTAGATATTAAAGATTTATTATTTAAATTGATACAAAGTTCATCTAATAAAACATCCCAAAGTAAATTAATATTTTGTTTATTGGTAAATTGAGATAAGTTGCTCATTAATATACATAATAATCTAATTTTTATGTATATATTTTACTTAATGATTTTCATTTATTTTATATATTTCAATATTTCAATATTTCAATATAATTATTGTGTTTTTTAATAGTTTGTATTGTAATTGGTTTAACAGGAAAAGGAACCATGTAAAGAAATGGATTTGTAATTTTAATTATAAATACGTTATTAAATAAATTTTTTTCATACCATGCTTCATAATCTAAATCCATCCATTCCTTTTTTTCATTACAATTTTTATCAATACATATTATTCCATCTCCAAATCCAGGAACAACTTTTAATATATTTGATTCTAATGATAATATAACAATACTATTTTGTCTTTTCATCTCTTCATATATCCATAAATAAAAGTTTTCATCTACATTAAAACACAAATCTTTGAAATAAATATTTGGAAAACTATATATATATGGAACAACACCTTCACTTTTTATAAACGGAAAAAATAAAATATAAATATGTAATTTTAAATTACCACTTATATTTGTTTTGATTCCAATAAATGTTGCTCCCATTTTGTGTTGAGAATATTTTGATATATTATTATTAATTATACTTTGAAAATATTTAATATTGTTTTCAAATTCATCTTTATCTATTTTATTATTTTCCATTATAAAAATATATATTTAATCATAAATTATCTTTATATATATATATTCGTGTTGAAGTTAAAAAATCAAATATCTCCATTATTATTATAAAAAACATGTCTAAAATTTTGCATATATTCATCTTTTAATACGTGTGTCTTCAAGTAGTGTCCTGTTATTTTATCTTCAAGCATATGAATAACAAAGAAAATTGAATAAATACCACATTCTGTATTTCCATATTGATGTTCAACTGGATGATTTTCATCAAATTTGAAATCAATTGGATTTTTTAATTTGTGTCCTTGTTCTATAACAGTATTTACAAACTTTTTAATTTGAGCGGGGATAGTTTCACCTGCACTATCAAAATAAAATATTGTTTTCTTTTTAACATTAATAAAGAGAGAAACCCAATGACTTCCACCTTTATAGTGAGGATCTAAATTGAATATTACTCCAAATTTAGTATGTCCTTTTTTAATTTGAGCTTCTAAATTAAAATGACATAATTCTTCCCAAACACATTCATCATATAATTTGTGTGTATCATAATCAATAGGAGATGGTCCTAAGAAATCAAAACATTTGTATTTCTTTTCATATTGATTCATTACTTTTAAAATATCAATACTAGATAGCCATTCATTTGGATTTTTATTCCATTCTTTTGGAGATTCAGGAGCAAACGCATCTAACAATTCTTGTTCCATTTTTGTATTTTTTGTCATTTGACGAACCCAACATGATTCTTTATTACAAATAGAGGCATAATAGTCTTTTAATTGTTTCCA